TGCTGCTAGCACGACAATGATTGCTAACGGAAACGCTTTACTAGACGATCCTTCACCGATGAGTCTTGGTGTTGGTCCTTTAGGTCGTATTTATGTTTGGGACACTGTTCCTCAAGCGTTAGTGGCGAATAACATTGCCGCTAGCCAAACTCCTGTAGCTGCTGGTGCTGTTACTTTGACTGCTGGAACTTCTGTTAAGTCTGTAGTGACTAACAACGGAACTGTTCTACAGTTAGACGTACCACGCGCAGTCAGCGTGACAACTGCAACTGCCGCTGCCGCAACTTTGGCAAGCGTGGCTGTAACTGGTACGGGTGGTCAGATTTCTTATACCTCTCAAGCAGGTTTGGCAACTGGTCAACGCGTAGTTGTGTCAGGCACATTGAGTGGTACTGCAACCATCACTGGTTATACCAACCCAACAACCTATATCTTGACTGCCGTAACAGCAACTACCGCAACCCTGACTACTACAGCAGGCGCAGCAGTTGTAACCACCGCAGGTACTACGACTGGTTTGACTTTCACTTTGGGTGTGGCTCCAGTTGCTTTTACTGTTTCTGGTTATGACTACTACGGTCAAGCGATGAGCGAAGCAATCACTTCTAGTGCTTCAGTAAGCACTGCTGTGAATGGTAAGAAGGCTTTTTACCAAATTAGTTCAATCGCTGTTGCTGGTGCAACTGGAACTGCAATCACTATCGGAACCACTGACATACTTGGTATTCCTGTTCGTGTGACTGACGCAGGTTATATCGCTCGCGTAGGATATAATGGTGTATTAGCTCAAGACGCGGGTACGTTTGTAGTTGCTGCAACTGCTACCGCGACTACTACCACTGGTGACGTCCGCGGGACTTATGTTCCTTCTGGCGCAACTGACGGTATCAAGCGTCTCGTCATGGGTATTTTATTACCTGCAATCGCAGTTGGACCAAACGCTATTCGTGTTGGTGCACTCGGTGTAACCCAAGCCTAATAGGAGAGCGAAATGGGACAATACAAACCAATGCATAAAATGAAAACAACCGAGCCATCTGTTGAGTTAAAACTCAAAAAAGGTGGTAAGGTTAAGATGCAGATGGGTGGGGCATTACCCGCTGCACCTGCTGCCATGCCTACACGTCGTCGTATGGCACGTCCAGCGATGGAAACTATGGCTAGACCCATGATGCGCAAAAATGGTGGTGAAATGGAAACCCCATCTATGCATAAAGCTGAAATGAAAAAGATGGGTAAAGTTGAAAAGGAGCTCAAGCAGCATGAGAGCAAACCTGCTTCTAAAGCTCATCGCGGTCTCAAAAATGGTGGTGCACCAAAAGCTGGTCCAGATACTATGGGCGGTTTAGCTGGTGGATTGGAAGCAACTCGCGTCAATCCTAAGAAAACTACTGGCGGTGTTCGCAATAGCAACGCTGGTGGTTACAAAAATGGCGGTGCAGCTAAGTTTTTGAACAATATGTCTACTGCAAAACAGACCAAGTCTTTGAATACGAAAAGCGGTAGAGTTAAGAATGGTCCTCCTGCAGGATATAAAAATGGCGGTGCAGCAAAGTTCATTTCAAACATGAGCAGCGGTGATCATCCTAAACAGGCTCCAAAGAAAACTGGTCAGATTAAACAGCAACCAGCTGGTTACAAAGATGGTGGTCATGCAGCTATGTCTTGTAAAGCTGAAGGTGGCTTTACAAAAATGAAGAAAATGGCTAATTGCTAAATTGGTTGGGGGCTTCGGCTCCCACCTTTTTTAAGGATAAATTATGAGTACATTAACCAATGTATTTGCAGCGCACAGGGACAGCACTGGCGTAATTTACGCTGGCGCAACAAACCTTGCTGGGTATCAACTGCTGACAGGCGGAACGGCTGGTGAAATTGTGTTTCGAGATGGCGGTTCAAGCGGCACTGTTCTTTTACGAGTAAATATTTCTGCAACGCCGACTAACCCATTTTCAACTTTAATTCCTGGAAATGGCATTCGTTTCAGCACAAATATTCATGTGACATTACCTGCTTCAGCAGCAGTGACAATTTTTTGTGGATAAACCATGCCACTAATCAAGTCAAAATCTGATAAGGCATTCAGCAAAAATATTTCTACGGAAATGAAAGCTGGAAAGCCTCAAAAGCAAGCCGTGGCAATCGCTTACGCGACTAAGCGCGCAGCTATGAAAGATGGCGGTGGATTATACGCTAATATTCACGCAAAACGTGAAAGAATTAAAGCAGGCTCTGGTGAGCGTATGCGGAAGCCAGGAGCTGAAGGTGCTCCAAGCAAACAAGATTTTATTAATTCAGCAAAAACCGCGAAGAAAAAAGATGGCGGTTTGTCGCTAACAGTAGGGCGGGGTGAAAAACTGCCAACAAGCCAAGGCGCAGGATTAACCGCTAAAGGTAGGGCAAAAGCAAACCGAGAGACAGGTAGCAATTTGAAAGCACCTGCTCCGAACCCTAAATCTGAAAAAGAAAAAGGTCGTAAAAAATCATTCTGTGCTAGAATGTCGGGAGTAGTGAAACACGCAAAAGGCGATGCACCGAGAGCTAAAGCCTCGTTACGTCGCTGGAATTGCAAAGATGGCGGGAAAGTAAAAAATTATTAAAGGGTGGTAAATGAGCACGAGTGGCACAGTCGGGCAAACAGTCATCACTGTTCAAAATTTGATAGATAGCGGTGCTCGTCGCGCAGGTAAACTTGCCGAAGAGTTAACCGTAGAACAAATACAAGCGTCTAAACAGAGCTTGTATTACCTGCTTTCAAACCTCGCTAACCGAGGTATTCAATATTGGTGTATCAATAAAGTCATCGTTGGATTGATCCCCGAGCAGACTTTCTATTACCTTCCCGTAGGTACTGTTGACGTTCTCAATGCTAACTATAGAACCCTAACAAATATTTCAACTGGAGCGTATAGTTCTTCAGGTAATACAGCTGCAGCATTTGACGGTATCGGTGATAGCATCTGCCAGCTAACTAATAACACAGGTAATATTGGTATCAACACAGGCTCTGGAAACCCTGTTTTCATTACTACTGTGGGTATTCTGCCAGCAGTATCAGGCTCTGTAACTATACAGATTCAATATTCTACCGACAACTCTACTTGGGTTACTCTTGAAAATCCTGGAGCGACAACTTGGACAGCTAACCAGTGGATTTATTATGATTTATATGATTCTACGACTCAACCATACTGGAGAATACTTCAAACCGCAGGTGTAAATATGGGGTTCTATCAGGTTGTATTCGGGACTTCACCTCTGTCAATCAATATGGCACGTATGAATCGTGATGACTACTCAAGTCTGCCGAATCGTAGTTTTCAGGCTCTTCGCCCACTGCAATATTGGTTCAATAGAACGATTCCACAGCCAAATATGGAACTTTGGCCAGTGCCTAACAGCATCCAACCTCAGCTCGAGCTCTGGTTACATCGTCAAATTGAAGACGTAGGCGCGTTGAATGGTGAGATTGAGATTCCTCAGCGGTGGTATTTAGCTGTTCAAAACATGTTAGCGCATCAAATGGCTATGGAGTTACCAAACATTGAGCCTGCTAGAATCGCGTACTGCGAACAGCAAGCTGAAAAATACTGGAGTCAAGCTGAGCAAGAAGAGCGAGACAAGTCACCAATCTATTTTGCACCTAACATAAGTTACTATACAAGATGAGCGTCTGGTTAGATACAATGGGTGAAACAGTTTTGAGCATCGCGATATGCGACCGATGCAAAATGAAACGCGCCTATTCTGAAATTAGACCAGACGGAAATATTCCTGGAATCCGTGTTTGTGGTCAAGGTTGTTCGGATCAATTTGACCCTTATCGTTTACCAGCTAGGCAATCTGAAAAAATTTCGATTCGCTTCCCGCGCCCAGACGCTGACGTGGCTGAGCAACAAGACGCACTTACGACCGATCCTAATATCGTCAACGATCCGAACGTATTTGATTTAACACCTACTGCGGGTGAATTTGGTATCGCGCCTGAAACTTCTCAGGACGATATTGATGGTAACTTAGATAATCTATCCCCATGAATAATTCCTTTGTTTACTGTTGGTCAGACAATAAAACTTCAAAAGTATATGTTGGAGTTCATAAAGGTCATGAAAAAGACGGATATATCTGCTCATCAAAGAGCATGAAAACCGAATATTTTGATAGACCTAATGATTTCACTAGACAAATAATCGCGAAAGGTTCTTTTGAAGACTGTTTAGTTTTTGAAAAGAAAATAAATGAACAGTTGATCAAGAATAAAGAAACTGCTTATAACAAACATGCTTATCCTGCAATTATAAATGAAATTCATCCGATGTTAGGAAAATGCAATCATGAAGGTAGAGTTAAATCTGAAAAAACAATCAGTGAAAAAAGAAAATTAGACCCAGAATATGATAAACACATATATACTCAGAGAGCTAAAGGGCGTTTAGGAAAAGTTTCTCCTAGGAAAGGTGTAACTCTTTTAGAAGAAACAAAAAAGAAAATTTCAAAAGCTGGAAAAGGTCGAATTTCACCTATGAAAGGTCGAAAATTTTCAGAAGAAGTAAGAAAAAATATGAGTATATCTGCTTTGAAAAAAGCACCTATATCAGATGAGTCAAGATTAAAATTAAGTGAAGCTGTTAAGCTCTCTTGGAAAAAACGAAAAGGCATTCTATGAATGTGCGCATAAGCCAACTTCCGACCGCTCCCTCAGCTATTACAGGCGCTGAGCTTGTTCCTATCGTACAGAATGGTCAGACTGTTCAAACTACCATTACTAATATCACTAACAGCCCTGTTCAAACACAAACATTCTTAACTGTTGGTGCTCAAGCGTCATTACCTAACTCTCGTTATATTGGCGGGGGTTTAGGTATTGGCACTTCTGATGGCGGTGCTCAAGGGGTGTATAGCCTTTTCCTGAACGGAACGTCTGCAAGCCTAGAAAACGCGTCCACAGGGATCATTGTCAA